TCTGTCCGGGGTTTTTGTCCCCCCCCAGAAATAGCCCCCCCAGCCACAGCCATGCTTCCACCACCAGTCAATCCAGCAAGCGCAGCACCCATCCCTGCTTGAACAATTTTTGCGGCGTAATCACTTGTTGCCCATGTGCAATGTGGGAAATTTGAAAGCATAATTCCATCATCCCACGCATATAAGCTGTCAACGTTTTCAGATGGAATTTCTCCGGCATACTTATATGGTACGCCATACAGCATCGGTCTAAAAATAACCGAGGGATTAACCACTCCAACGACATTTAATTCATATCTTCTGCCATTTGGGGATAAATTATAATCGTGCCATAGTTCGTATTTATAGTCTTTTGTTTCTCCCTGATTATTGGATACAACAATTTTTGTATAAGGGTATGTATATAGTTTGTTATTAACAGGTGTGTAGGTTCCAAGTGTAGGTTTTGCCCGTTTCCCTTTGCAATCTGTAAGCACGCCTGAAATCTGTGTTGCAGCTTCAGACCATGCCGTATCATTTAGTACGTCATACTTAACAGCGACATATTTTTTAGGAAGCATATAAACGTCTGCTACGGCATCAGTGTTGTTAAAAATACTTAACGCATTAAGTGTTGTTACAAATTCACTCATGTCCTCAGCACTACTTAAATCAAGTATTTTAACTTTGGCTTGGTGCATAGCACCATTGTAAATACCGGGAGGTGATGCTGTTATTCCACCCGTTGACGGATTTCCGGTATAAACTACAACTGCTACCCACTCTCTTTCAGGTGAAAGCATTACTGGTGGCGTGTGAATGTAGTCCCCCATCGGAACTGCTTCTGGCATTACATTATCGCCTATGTCATCTGTTGTGCTATGTTCCCTAACTACAAAACTTTGTGCTACTTCAAACTCAAAGAACCACGTTTGGATAGGGTCTATCTGATATGTTATCTCAGTAACATCGTTTCCAAGATAATTAAGATTTGTGATAAAGGCGTAGAACCACTTGTTGCTAAAGCTTGTATTCTGGAACATTATATAGTTACAGTCATACAGCCTATCGCATAAAATCTCTACACGAATTGAGTTCTTTGTTGCTCTTTGATAGCTTTGTTCAGTAAATCGGTATTTAATTTTACTCATGAAACCCGCTGTCTGCGCTTCTTTGTTAGCCCACCACATCGTGTGGTCAAATGTAACGTCAAGCGGTACATCTTTCAAAATATATATTTTACTGTTAGGTTCAATATACATAGAATCCTCCAATGTAGGAAAGAGGGGGTTGGGAGTACCCCCTCTTTCCCAAGTAAATTACACCTTGACAAACGTTACCTTATCGCCCACATTAACCGTAGTGTAAGGAAGTTCACCAGCCGCACTGCCAGCAGAAGTAGAACGGTATGTCGTGCCGCCCATATTTGCGTAAATATTCACAGCTTTAGCATTAGGCGGATACACGATTGCGCCATACTTGTGGATAGCCACCATAGCCGTAGCAGAATCTCCACGTCCCGTAAATCTCACCTGCTGGTTGTATTTAACGGCATCGTCATTAGCCAGTTCAAGCACAAGGACAGTGCCGCCTTCGCCAACAGTCTTATCAGTTACCTCAAACTGAATACTGGCAGGTGCTGCCTCAGGCTCATTCACAAAGGCAATAGCGTTGGAGAACGGAGAGGTAGAAACAGTTTTCCAAACATTATAGAAGTAGTTCCAATACTCGCCAGATGCAACATACTTCTCAGTAAATTTACTCTGGTTGTCGTAAATCTGGAACCATTCCTTGTCTACTACAACAGCGTGGATATCCTGCATGATTGCCAGTTCCTCGTTTGTAACAAGACTAATCATGTCCGAACCGTCCATGATATCGCTAAATCGCTGATTGTCAAAAGAAGTCCAGTCATCAATAAGGTACAGCTTACCCATAAACTCTGCCTTATCCATATTGAACGCCGCAGCCAGAACGCTAACGTCATACTTTGCATTGAAATCAGCGTCCATGAAAATACATTGGTCAGCCTTTTTGGTTACAGTATGCACACCACTTTCGTTGAACTTGGTGGACATAAATTCAAGCTTATTGGATGCACCACGGAAAGCGATTGCGGCGTTGTCCATGTTGCTATAATCTACGCCGAGAATAGCCATCTTGCCATGTGCCGCAGCCTTGATAATGAGATACTTAAACAGCAAGAACTCGTCATACTCGGCTGCAACACTTACGGAATTTACAATTTTTGCAATCAAATCCTGAACGCCATCAGCATTGAGAAAAGCCATTCTCAAATCCTCGTCCTGAATGGTTACGGGATACTGCACACGCCAGTTCATGGAATGGAACGCAGAACGAACGTCAGGCAGAGAACGCTTGAGTTCACGGCTTTCTGCCTTTTCCGCAGAAAACTCACGGGCTTTACAGATGTTAACGAAAACTTCCTCGACTGTCTCCCCAAACTCAAGATAACCCTTTTTCAACTCTGCATAAGCGTTGTTAAAGGTCGCAGATTTAACACGAACCAGTGCAATTCTATTGACAAGTTCGGTCAAAAACTGGTTAGCCAGAGCGGGGTAGCCATAAAGCACTTCGCCTACCTTTGGAATGTCAATATCCTTAGTTACTTCCGGGACTTGCGACTGATAGCTGGCACTAAGGTTCGCACGGATTGTGTTTAGAATGTCAATAGTCCGTGCATTTAGATTAGTTACTGCTACTTTTTTTGCCATAATTTAACCCTCCACATTAAAAAGTTTTTCATATGTCAACGGCTCATTGGCATCGCCGCTGTCATCATCGTCAGACGAACTTTCGCCAGACAAGAATCTGTCTCTGTATCTTTTTCTCCATTCACTGTCATTCTGTTCATATTTTTGCTTCCAGTTTTCTTGTTCAGAAAGTGAATTAAACGTGTCAGATATGTCCTCTACAAATGAAATAGCACTGTCAGAAGTGTCATCCCCAATGCGCTCTTTAACGGCATTAAGAATTTCATCAATAGATTTAATGCTCATATGTTTCACCTACCCATATAAATAAAATTTCCATCTATGCTTTTTCTTTTTTATTGGTGTTGGTTTGCTGCTATCTGGATTGTAAATAAAGCCTTGAAATTTGTAACCTCTGGCAACTTGTGATTCTGTCATGTAGTTTAATGACTTTTGGTTTACGTCTACCCAAAAATAATTAGGGTCATCATAACCTCCGGGGTCACGGGAATAACCACTATTGCTTGTCTTTATGCTGCCGTCCGTTAAAATCTGTTCAACGATCGCAACATGACCAGCATAGCCGGGTCTTTCTAAGCAAAGGACAGCGCCTAATTGTGGGACAGAGCCTACCTCATAACCCGTCACGTCCCTCCACCAGCTGCCGCCATCACTTGTTGGTAAATGCGGAATCTTACCATACGTTTCCCAAAATCTACCCCAAGCATAACAAGTACAGTTTGGCAAACCATACCCGGCTGGATAAAATGGATTTGTGTTGCTGTACCAGTATACGCTGTTTAACATACCGTCTTTAGTCAGACGTGGTATATACTCAGCCATTAGCTTCCACGATAAAAGCTGGGATGCCAAAAGACTTTAGCTTATCTCTGTATTTTTCTGCGTTGGCTTTGGATATAAATGCGCCAACCTGCACACGATAAAGCTTGTCTTGCTTCTGTTCCTCAACGTATTTTACATTGTAGTATTCACAAATGCCCTTACAAATGGCAACGGCAATTTCTTCTGTGTGATTGATAATCCACTTGGCAGTTTCTTTTACGTCGTGAAATTCCGTTTCAATGTAAACGCATGGTGCATGAGTATACACAATTTCATACCACTCTGTATTAACATTGATAGATTCAGACGTTCCCGGCGTAATGGGTGCAAGCTGGTTGAAAACTTTAGTTGCAATACCCCACCCAGCTCCAACCTTATTCCACGCATAAATTCTTGTTCCTGTGATACTGCCATTAAAGGCATTAGTGTGAATACATAAGTGTAGATCAGCATCCCAGATATTGGATTCAGAAACCCTATTATACATAGTGTCGTCTAAATTCTTTTTTACGTCAAACCCACACCTTTTCAGTTCACGCTCAAGGCAACAGGCAATTTTTCCACACTGTTCTTTTTCAGTTGTGTTCCCATACGCATAAATATTGTTGCTCTGGTCAGATGGTGACAAATAAATCTTAGGCATTTTCGTCACCACCAAGCTTTGTAAGAATCTTCTGCATTACAATAGTGTTGTTGTTCAGTGCTTCACTCAGCTTGTTTACCTCTTCCTTGTGTTCCTCAGTCAGCTTTTTAATGTACCAGAAGCAAATCAAGCACACGGCAATCGGAAAGCCAACCTGTGTCACCAAATTCTGAATTTCAGTTGCACCCATAAATTTCATCCTCCATTTCTATTTGAGCTTTTCTATTATTTATTTTATCACAACACTTGACTTTTGTCAAGGTATATGGTATAATAAATTGAAAAAATTATAGGCGGTACACAAAATGACAACTGGAAAATATTATGACGGTACTAAGCTGCTGTCAATGAAAGACGCAAATGGAAATACCCCAGAAATATATATGTGTACGACAAATAGAACTGGTGGCAAAACTACATATTTTGCACGTCTACTTGTGAACAAGTTTAAGAACAAGCAGGGGAAGTTTTGCCTTATTTATAGGTATAATTATGAACTTGATGACTGCGCTCAGAAATTCTTTAAGGACATTAACGGCCTGTTCTTTCCGGATGACATAATGACAAGCAAGCGCAGAGCGTCAGGGATTTTTCATGAGCTGTTCTTAAATGATTTGCCTTGCGGTTATGCCGTTTCCTTAAACAGTGCTGACCAATTAAAGAAATATAGTCACTTGTTTAACGATGTTGAAAGAATGTTCTTTGATGAATTTCAAAGCGAAAGCAATCACTACTGCACTGACGAAATAAAAAAGCTGCTTTCAATTCATACCAGTGTCGCACGGGGACACGGTGAACAAATTAGATATGTTCCTGTGTATATGTGTTCAAACCCTGTTTCCATAATTAACCCATATTATGTGGAAATGGGAATAAGTGATAGACTTAAAGAGACAACCAAGTTTCTAAAAGGAAACGGTTTTGTTCTTGAACAAGGATATATTGAATCTGCCAGCAAGGCACAGAAACTTTCTGGTTTTAATCAGGCGTTTGCAAACAATGAATATGTTGCATACTCAAGTGAATGCGTTTATCTGAATGATAATACGGCTTTCATTGATAAGCCACATGGTACAGGCAGGTATCTTGCAACTATACGATACAAAGGCGTTGATTATGGGCTAAGAGAGTATGCTGAATCAGGCATTATATATTGTGACAATAGACCAGACAGTTCATTTAAGACTAAGCTGTCTGTCACAACAAACGACCATAGAATAAACTATGTAATGATTAAAAGAAATGATTTTTTCCTATCAAATTTACGTTTCTATTTTGAACAAGGGTGCTTTAGATTCAAAGATTTAAGGTGCAAAGAAGCTATACTAAAAGCCCTATCTTATTAAGGTATCTGCCAGCACTTTCCCCACTGCAAACATGGGAAACCACGGATGGAATAAGCCGCCCATAGTTTTATCGGATAAGGTTGCCGCCTTGGGGAACTGCTGGGTACAGATATAAAAAGAGCCAGCCATAATATGGCTGGCTCTTTAACGCATTTCATAAAATGTGTCTTTAAGTAAAACTCCCCCTTGTATTCTTTTTGGTAACAGCTTCCCCGGTACGGTCAAGCCTGTGTCAAAATCTGTAATCTTTCGTTTCTTTAGTATAGTATGCTCTTTATCTTCATAAAGAAAATCTAATTGTTCATCGGTCATCCCATCTTCTTCCGATTTGTCAAACCCTTCAACGCTTTTAATAAAAAGAGCCTTACAACGTTCTGGCATCCCTGCACACTTTACATTGTAATACGGGTGTTCAACCGGAATTAAATCCTCTGCGACAACGTGTTCTATATATGTTTTTTGACGAATAAAGAAACCAATGTCCCATGAACTTTCTTGCTTCCAGCAGCAAAAATTTTTAGGGTGAACTTTAATGCCCTTAAATTGCTCGGGTGACAAATCACAGTGAATTGAATCAGTATCAGCATAAATGAAACCCGGCTTGTCTACACCATAATAGTTGCATTGCGCTGCTCTAATTGTAAAATTTCTTGCATAACTTGTAATGGCTGCGCCAACTGCTATATACCCCGGCTGCTTATCATTCGCTAATTGTGTCCGAAAACCGATAGTTTTATCTTCTCTTGCATAAGCCACTTTGAAATTTGATGCTGGTGAACTTGCCATTTTACCATACAAATTATTCAAAAAAAGTTTTGCTAATTCTCGTTTCGCTCCTTTGTTTTCCAATTTTATTTTTTTATATTTTTCTATGTATTCATCAAATATACCAATTCTTGCATCAAAATAGCACCCATCTAATATTTCAAAATCTACCAGTTCATAGTGCAATAATAAAAGCTTGAAGTCGGTTTCCGTAAGCGTCATAGTGATAGTGGCTTCTTGTAAGTTCCCATCGGTATCATAATATTGTGAATAATATTTTCCATCAGCCTTATTGAATCTATCTGACGTTTCCAGCATTTCCGTTGCTCTGTATGCTAAGTTGTTTTTGATTTGGATAAACGGGAGCATATTTTTTCTGATATAAAATCTTGTTTTTATGCGTATAAAATAATACTTACCGTCTATTAGTGCTTCATCAGGAATAATATTTCCACTCCAAAAAGTTGGTTCACCAACTGGATAACCGTTGCCTGATTCACTCGACATCATAGACGGGTACAATGAATTTACGTCTGCTGTTGTTCCGTTATTAAAGATTTTTCTTTCTTTTCCCTTGACTAAATAACACCAACCTCCCCTGTAAGCACCATGGATATAATCCCCGGCTGTTGCACACCCATACTTTTTATCAATCGGCATTTGATACAAGTCGGGGAACAGCCGTGAATATGTTTTAGGCGTAATAATGCGTTTGTACTCTGCCAAACAGCAAGAGCCAATGGTTAAATTTTTGTGACCTTCTGTAAACATTATTTCAAGAGCTTCCTTAACGACTAATACGTCATTAGCAATATACTCCTGTTCTTTTTGCGTAATTTCACAACCAGCATACCGGAAACCATTGTATTCCATGTCCAGTTTCTTGTGCTTTGTGCCAAAGGAATTTCCTATTTTCTTAACGCTAAAAGGAAGCAGTTTTAAACTGTCTCTAAACTCGATATATTTATCGCCAACTTTAACTACGATTTTATACCATTGGCCCATGTCAGAAATGCTATAAGAAACTGTATTATTTCTCATTTCTTTCCGGTCAAGAAATCTTATGTCAGGATAAGATTCTGAGCCATTATCTTTAACAATTTCAATAGCTTGCTCAAACCCTAAGTTAATTAAAAAATAAGACAGCCAGAAATTTCCATCAAACTTTAAGTTATGATAATAGCAAACAACATTAGATTTTAATGACTTAAAAAATTCAAATTGTTCACCAATACTATGGAAAATCTTGACGTCATCAGAAAACATTTCAACACAAGCAGCTGCCCAAACCTCTGTATTTTCTTGCCCCTTGTAAACCGTAGTCTCAAAATCACCCACAAAATACTTAGCTTTCGGATGCTTCATCGTCATATCCCTCGGACGCATCCTGAATTTCTATTGCTTCTTGCATAGTCAATGCTTCGTTTTTCAAAATTCTGGCAAATGCCGCCATAGCAAAGTTGATAGTGTTCTGGTCTGACGAATATAGTGCTTGATTTACAATGTCAATTACACGGTTTGCATTTGCTTGCAGCCTTTTAGCAACAGCCCTTCTACCATCTCTTGCCAGTGCGCCAAAGAAAATGCGCTTTAGGATTTGGTAGTCACGGTTTTTTCTGGCAGCCATATACTCGCCCCAATGACTATTCCCGGCATACTCGTCAATTATTTTTTCGACTTGTGTCAATACGTCATCAACATCTGTCGGTGGAATGCCAGCTACATTTCTTGTGCCACTAAATCTCTTGCTATAAGCTGTCCTTCTTTCTAATTTTCTACCTTCTAAGCCAGAAATAACGCCTTTTTCTGCCTTGTATGTTGCTTTACTGTACAGAAAATCTGCCTTGATACTTCTGATTAGTTCGATTTGTTTCTTTGTGACCCTCTTTGGCTTCTTTGGTATGACGAAATCGCTGAAATCAAAGCCACGTTTCGTGGCTTCTCGGATAAACCGCTTTATTCTTTTCTGTTCTTTATCCCATGCTATTTGATTAGGCGTTCTTCTCTTCTTCATCTCAGCAACTCCCCTTTTCTAAAAATAGCACGGGAGAAGTTTTTCCTTCTCCCGTGCTGTTGCTCAATTACACAATGGAGCAGGTGATAAACTGCTTGCCCTTGTAGTTTTTGCTATCCATGCGATAGACTTCCAGTTCATAGTCAGTTTCACCAGCCGCAGACATTTCATCCACGATTTCAGTCATAGCCGTGAAGAACGATTCACTCCCGGTGACGTACTTGTTCCCAGCGGTATCGACAACAATGTACTGCCGATAATCAGGGTCATCAAGCTTTTCATTGTGAATTGCAAGAACTGCGTGGTAGGCATAGGCGATAACAATCGCCCCGCCCTGCGTTGCTTCATCAAGCTTGATTGCATTGGTGGTGTCCTTGATTTTGACACGCTCCTTTGCGGTCAAATCCTTGGTGCATTCGACAACTTTTACAGAATAACCAGTCATTTTATTTTCACCTCCCCTTAGTCAGTGATGCCGTTGTCACTGTCATTGCTTCCAAGCAAAGGCAGCTTTTGAGAATTTGCGATGAAGTCAGTTTCAGACATCCCATAGCGAATTTCATCAACACGGGAATAACTGACGGATACAGCCTTAACAGTGTCAGTGTCGATGACTTCGTGTGCCTTTTTCAGGATTGCTTCATCGTTCTTGTAGGTTCTGGGCAGTTCCACCTCCTTCACAAACGGCTCTGCGGATTCAATGTTAAGACAAAGAACTCCGACAACTGTGACCTTAAAGGTTCTGGTAATCATGGGTGTACGCATTTTGTTTGTCTCCTTTTTATTTTTATTTTCACGGCTGACGGATTTGCACCGCCCAAGGCTTTTGCCGTGGTATTCCGCTGCTGGGGGAGACAGCAGCGGATGATTATAACTATCTGGTCGAGATAGCCTAACCACTCTTTTATGATACCATATGCAGGCTGGAATGTCAAGTGTTATTTTTTTAACAATGTGCGAATTTTTACAAAAGCTTGCATGGTGAATCAATCTTTACAAAATACTCTTGTGGGTGAAAGTCAATGTTCTTTGTTTCCGACAAAAAATGTACCCATGAACGATACACGCATTGCGTGTCACTACCAAAAACAGTATATATTTCCTCGCTATGCAAGTCAACAACCGACAAAATCTCATTGTTAATAACAAGTCCCAATATATCAGCACAGATAACAAAGTAAACATTGCCAAACTTTCTAAATGGCAACCAATACTTACACAATTCATCAGTCAGTGACAAATATTTGTCAATGCTTTCGGCTGGCGTTCTATTTTTGCGCATTTCGTTCGTACTCCTTTTAATTGTTTTTTGTATTTCACCGACACGGTGAGTTACTCCCCGTCAAAGATATAGTAGCATACCCAACAATATTTTGTCGTGTCATATCGTGGTTTATAAACACAGAACCCTCTCCAGAATTTGCCAGAATATGTTGTACAAATTTTGGGGGCATCTGGCTTCCTGGAAACATAGCCTTGTGCGGCGGCACGATGATGAAACTTTGCTCCGGAACGTAGCACGATGTCATATGGTACTCTATTGGCATACAATTTTGCATTCATTTTTTCACTCTCCTTAGTTAACGATACCATCGAGATACAGTTTCCTGATGTTATTATAATCAGTTTCAGTTACAATTCCCTGATAGCCAATTAGCCAGCAAACCACCAGCCATGGCGTAGTCACATAAGGGTCGTTTTTAATGTGATGCACCAATTCGATATAAGACATCTGTTTCTTTTCCATTTTTTCACTTCTCCTTGTAATTGTATTTTGGATGTTCTCCAACACTATCCCGTTAAACGGGATAGTAGCGTATCATTTCACACGTTCCGTACCTCTCACGCATGAGGTTTTTGAACTTTGCAACATGCGATGCACTGGTTGCTGTATAACCATACTCACGGCGCAAGATATCGACTAAAAGCCCAGTCTTTATATGGTACAAGGCAACAATAGTGTTGTACGAACGCAATACTTCAAAATCATTCGTTCTGCAAGTAGCGGCAGTGCATTTGTTCAAGCGAACAAAATCGCTATGCCACAATTCAGCGTCTTTGGCTGCAAGCTTGGAATATGCCACGCACAAGGCATTGATTTTCATTTGTTCATTCTTTTTCATTTTTCGTTTCTCCTTATAATTGTATTTTTTGGATGCTCTCCAACACGCCATTTCTGGCGTGTGTGGGCGTGTTTCGTCTTACTTTTCAAAGACTTTTCATCACAACATGGTATCATACGTTTAATCCATGTGCCAAGGCGGATTGATTACCGCCTGGAGATTTACCCAAATACAAGGAACAATATTCAGTTGTCAAGTTACACGCCGGGCGGCTCTCCCGCATCGGCTACGCCTTTATTATAGCACTTGTTGCGGTACTTGTCAAGCCCCTTTTGTGGTGTCCCTGTCGCTGTCAGCCGGGTATCATCACGCCGGGCGGCTCTTCCGCATCGGCTACGCCTTTATTATAGCACTTGTTGCGGTACTTGTCAAGCCCCTTTTGTGG